TGGAGCAACGAAGACAAGGCCGTATTCCAGCAGCTCCCACCCGAGGCGCAGGCAGTCATTACCCCCCGGGAGAGCGAGAGGGACCGGGCCTTTCAAGCTAAGACGCAGGAGATCGCCCAGCACCGTCACGCACTCGAGGCGACGTTTGGCGAGATCCAGCAAGAGCGGAATTCCTACGCCAACAATTTGGAACAGCTACTCGCCGTTGCCATGCCGGAAGCGGCACAATTTGCCAATCTGGACTGGCAGCGCCTGGCACAAGAGTCACCTGCCGATTACGTCCGACTGACTGCGGAGCGCGATGCGCTGCGCGGCCGGATCGGCGCGATCCAGGGTGAATTGCAGCGTGTCCAGGCGGTCGCACAGCAGGATCATGCGAGACAATTCGCAACCCTGAGAGCGTCCGAAGCGCAGCGCCTCGCTGAAAAAGTCCCGGAATTCGCGGACAGCCAAAAAGGGCCAAAACTGATCAGCGAGATACGCGAGTGGCTGCAAGGGCAGGGCTTCACCGCCCAGGAGATCGGCCAGGTCATTGACCACCGAGTCATCAATGTAGCGGTGCAGGCCATGCGGGCCGACCGGGCCGCAAAAGCGCGCCGGTCGGCTGAGACAAGGCGTGCCGATCCGGCGCCAACCGTGCAGCGACCCGGGGTGTCACCACCCAGGGAAAGCAACGCAGCGCGGCGTCGTAATCAGGCGATGGAACAGCTCAAGCGCACGGGGTCCGAAAAGGACGCCATCGGCTATCTCCAACAGCTTCTGAGGTAGCCGAACTTCACCTGACTGCCCCCGTACCAAAAGCGGGCTTGGGGGCACCCGCTCTCGCCAGCGTCGGACGACGCCGGCAATCCCTCAGATGGAGCCTCCTCAATGGCAATTATCAGTGGAACTGCGCTGACCTACACCGGCCAGCCCGGCCTTCAGGGTCTGCGCGAAGACCTCAGTGACATGATCTACAACGTGTCACCGGACGACCACCCGTTCATGAGCAATGTCGGCCGCGGTACGGCCGATGCGGTCCTGCATGAATGGCAGACCGATGCGCTCGCCGCAGCAAACGTGAACAATGCGCAATTTCAGGGAGATGATATTGCGACTTTCTCACCAGCTAGCGTTACTGCTCGGCTCGGTAACCGGACACAGATTTCTCGCAAAGAAGTCATTATTTCCGGGACTGTAGACGCCGTAAACAAGGCCGGGCGCAACACCGAACTGGCCTATCAGCTCGTCAAACGAGGCCGGGAACTCAAAAACGATATTGAGAGCATATTGCTAAATAACCAAGCCAAGGTGACCGGCGGTGCCGCGGTGGCGCCGTTGCTGGCTGGTGTCCCGGCGTGGATTAAAACGAATACCGATCACGTCGGAACAAATCCGGTTGGTGACGGTAGCAATGCGCGAACCGACGGGACACCGAGGGCCTTTACCGAGACGATGCTCAAGGGCGCGCTCAAGAGCGTCTATAACAACAGCTCGGAAAAGCTCGACGTCCTAATGGTCGGCGCGTCAAATAAGCAAGTCGCAAGTACTTTTGCCGGCAATGCTCAGAAACAGGTAGACGTCGCAACTAAAAAGCTGACGGCTACAGTGGACATCTATGTCGGCGACTTCCATACTATTTCAATAGTACCTAATCGTTGGATGCGCACAAGAGATGCTTTCTTGCTGAACTATGATTACTGGTCGGTTGACTGGCTGCGACCAATAAAGCAGACAGAACTCGCGCGTACAGGCGACGCGGAGAAAAGAATGCTCCTCGGAGAGTACACGCTTGTTGCTAAGAATGAGGCGGCCAATGCTGGGATTTACGACCTGACTGCGCCGTAATACTGTATCGCTACTTGCGCGGGGCGGCTTTTCCTCCCCTGGGCCGCCCCTTTTTTTTGGACAATGAGCATGTCCCGTTTTCTAAATTACAACTCATTCACCGGCTCGGTTGAGACGTTTGACTACGATGAGGAAACCAACACCGTCATCCTTAAGCGCACCTGTGATATCACTGCGATTATCGATGCCAATAAAGCGCGACAGAGCGAGAGGGATGGCGGTTGGGTCGGCCAGGGTCGCGACATGAGGTTAGCGGCACAGATACCCATTGAGTTGGCGTATAAGTGGCTGGTTGAGAAAGGTGTCAGTTGCTGGAGAAAAGACCACTGGCCGGCGGTCAGAAAGCTCCTGAATAGCAACGAATATCGGGACACCAGACCCCATCACTTTATTTTGTAGGTCGCGATGGCATTGGACAGCTACGGCGCACTGCAGACGGCGATCCTGCTCTGGCTGGCGCGGCCGGGCGATCCGCTATTGCAGCCGTCTGTGCCCGACATGATCCGGCTGTTCGAGGCCGAGGCGAACCGCCGATTGCAGACGATCGGCACCGAGCGGCAGGAGACGGTTTATCCGTTTGGCGGAATATGCGAGTTGCCGGCCGATTTTGCCCGATTGCGGCGCGCGTCCTTAGATGATGGTCGCCCCTTGGAATACGTCCCGCCATCCAGTTCCTGGCCGGGTGCCGGCGGCAGATATTTCACGATCGTCGGCGGCGGTGACGGCTCCTGTTCTACGGGTGGCGGCGCGACGCTCGAATTGATGCCGTCCTCGTCCTGGGGTGACATGCCGGTCGTCATCACCTACCGGCGCGGATTGCCACCGCTCTCCGACAGCGCGCCGAGCAACTGGCTCCTCGCCGAGCACCCCGATTGCTACCTGTTTGGGTCTTTGGTCGAGGCCGAGGCTTTTATCGGCGCGGATGAACGTGCGCTCGCCTGGGGTCAGCGGCGTGAGATGGCGTTCAATTCAATCGAGGCGCACGATCAGCGCAGACGCTGGCCTGGCGCGCCGCTGCAGATGCGAACCGGAGTGCCGACGCCATGAGGATGCCGGCCTGTTTCGATCTCGAAATCTACCGCGGCGATACCGGAACGTGGGCGTTCCTTTTGTGGAAGGATGCAGCCAAAACCGATGCGGTTGATCTGACGGATGTCACGGTTAAGGCGCAGATGCGTGCCGGCCCGAACGGTGCGGTTCTGGCGGAATTCGTCTGCACCGTGACGCTGCCGAACCGTATCGACATGGTATTGACGCCGGCAGCGTCGGCTGCGTTGGGGCCATTGCGCGCCCCCTGGGATCTCCAACTCACTTACACGTCGGGTGACGTTTCGACGGTTCTTGCCGGCCGAGCGTCGGTGGTGGCGGACGTTACGCGGTCTGCCGCATGACCGACGTCATCGTCCCTGACATCGAGGTGGTCGATGTCATTGTCGACGCACCGTGGATTGTCGATGTCATCGACAATATCGGGATGCCTGGCCCGCCGGGGCCACAAGGCCCGCCCGGCCTCGACGGCACTGCCGGGTCTGTAGGGCCAGCCGGGCCGACCGGGCCTGCCGGGCCGACCGGCGCGCCTGGGCCAACGGGTCCGACCGGCGCGACCGGCCCAGCCGGCACACCCGGCGCGACAGGCGCCACGGGACCGCAAGGCCCAGCCGGAGCAACCGGACCTGCCGGGCCCGCCGGCGCGCCAGGTCATACGACGGTCAGCGCGACCGCGCCCCCGACCCCGGTGCAAGGCGACCTCTGGTTTGATACGGTCGGCGGGGGTTTGCTAATTTGGTTCGACGACGGCACCTCGGCTCAGTGGATCGAGGCGACTGCTGCGACGATGGCCGCCATGAAATATGTCATGGGGTTCAGCTTTGTCGGCGGGGTGCTCGGGTCATCTCAGCTCCTCGGATTGCATCGGGTCAGTAAAGCAATCCGCTTCCCGGCGAATTTCGGCAGCTACGCCGGGTATCTCAGCGAGGCAGGCGCGACGGCGAATGCGACGGCAAGCACGGTCTTGACGGTCGCCAGGGCGCTTGCAGCGACACCGACCGTGTTCTCGACCATCGGCACGATCACCTTTGCCGCCGGCACGATCACGCCGACTTTCGCGACATCGGGTGGCGTGGCGATCGACCTGGCGCAGGGTGACGTAGTGCAGTTGAGCGGGCCGGCGACAGCCGATGCGACGCTCGCCAATGTCTACGTCACACTGGTCGCGCAGGAGGTGTGACGGAATGCTCCTTTTCATGGATGGTGTCGATAAGTACGGCTCAGCGAACAGCAACGCCACGGGTGTTGCGGCATTGCTGACAGCGGGCGAGTGGACGACCTCGACCAACACGGTGACGATTGTCGCGCCGCTGAGCACGACCGGCAACGCAGCGAATTTAGCCAACAGCACCGTCCTATCGAAGACGCTCCCCGCTAGCTATGGCCGGCTGATCGGTGGATTTCGGTTTTCCAGCACCCTGGCGGGCAACGTTGGTGTCCAGTTTATCGACGTGGCGACGCAACAGGCAGGGATTTCGATAAACACGGCAGGCACGATTTCGGTGCGGAATGGCAATTTTAGCGCCGGCACGGCTCTTGGGACTTCGGCGGCGTCGATAACTGCGAATACGGTGCATTATTTGGAGTGGGATATAACGTTCGGAAACAGCGGGGCATATCAACTGTGGCTCGATGGCGTAAGCATCCTATCGGGAACAGGCGACACCACCGCGACGGCAAACAATACGGCTAGCGGTATTCAGCTCGCCACGGCGGCAACTGGCGTTATGCAAGCCGACGACCTCTACCTCTTCGACGCCACTGGCAGCATAAACAACGCGGTCCTGCTGACCAGCCCGCGCATCGAGACGCAGTTCCCCAGCGCCGATGGCGCGGTGCAGTTTGCGGTGGGGGCAGCAACACTCGGGAACAGCGTGCAGCGAGCTGGCTCTGCCGCCAACGGTGCCAACTATCTCTACCTGCGCCCCTATACGCCAACGCGTAATTGCACACTGAACTCGATTTCGTTTTTACCGGCAGCGACTTCAGCCACGCTGAATGCGCGCCCTGTCGTTTATGCCGATGTCGCGGGCGCTCCAAACGGCGGCGCGTTGCTGTCAGCCGGTTCGACCGTGACAGGGGTTACCAGCGGCACGCTCCTCAACATGCCGTTGACGACGCCGGTCGGGCTCATCGCAGGCACGCAATATTGGCTCGGGCTGATGCTCGACATAGTCGTCAGCAATGTAATGGCGTTGGGCGACAGCCTCGCGGTCGGGCGCAGCGCAACCTCCACATTTGCGTCAGGAGCGCCTGCGACATGCCCGGCAACGGCAGCGGGTGGGGCAACTGTTGTCGTCTACGGCAATATCACTCTCTCCCCGCCGGTCAATTACTACGAGGTCGCCAGTCAGCCGGTGCAGGGTATGCAGAGCTACGTGTTCGATAGCGTTGTCGGGCATGAAGATCTCTATGCCTTTCCAGTTCTAAGCGCACCACCCTCAGCGATCTACGCGGTAGCCGTAAAAGCTAATCTTAGCAAGTCAGATGCGGGAGCAAAAACAGCTAGCGTAAGACTTAAATCCGGTGCGACCGACAGCGCCGGGAGCGGCGGCACCGCACTGGCGCCCGGGACCAGCTTCGGTTGGATGACGAGCCATTACGAGCGCGACCCGAACGGCAATATCGCCTGGACGAAGACCGCGCTCGACGCGGCGCAGGCCGGGGTCAAGGTCGAGACATGACCGATATCAATAATGCCGGCGAACCGCGCGAGGTGCTGTTTACGACCAACGCCGCAGCGACCCTTGCCGGCGTGGTGCGCGAGGTTCTGACGACCACCCCGACCGCGCTGACGGTCGCGGGGCTGGCGCGCGAGATCTTGCTGCTGTCGCCGCCGATCACTTCGGTCTGGCAGACGGCTGTCGCGGTCAATACGGGATAATACGGATGCCTTTGGATTTCCCCTCTTCGCCGAGCAACGGCCAGGTCTATGACCAGTGGCAGTGGGACGGCAGCAAATGGGTCGCGATCGTCGGAACACTGCCGGCGGGGCCGGCGGGGCCGGCTGGTCCGACTGGGCCTGCAGGGGCGGGAGTAGCGGCGGGAGGCACTACCGGACAGGCACTTACCAAGATCAATGCGACCGATTTCAATACGCAATGGACCGGGCCGTATTTGACCGGCAACCAGAGCATCACCCTGAGCGGCGATATTAGCGGCTCGGGCACAACCGCAATCCCCACGACATTGGCGACTGTGAACGCCAATGTCGGGACGTTCGCGGTGTCGACCGTCAATGCGAAGGGCCTGGTCACCGCCGCCGCCAACATGACCGGCGACATTACTACGGCTGCCGGGGTATCGACCCTGGCGACGGTCAACGCCAATGTCGGAACATTCGCTGTCGCGACTGTTAACGCGAAAGGCTTGGTTACCGCTGCGGCGAATATGACCGGCGATGTCACCACCAGTAATGGTGTGGCTACCCTGGCGACGGTAACGGTTGCCAAGGGCGGCACGGGCGCGACGACAGCCGGCGCGGCATTGACCAATCTCGGTGCGGCGCCGTTGGCGAGCCCGGCCTTTACCGGGACGCCGAGCCTGCCTACCGGCACCACCGGCATTACGCAAGCCGCGACGACCAACAACACAACCCTCGCTACAACCGCTTTCGTCAAGTCGCAGACGACCGGCGTTACGGACGGCTCGAATGCAGCGGCGGGACAGATCGGGGAGTTTTTGAGTGCCTCGCTGGCCTCGGGCTCGGCGGTTACGCTCACGACCGGGACGCTGGCTAACATCCTAACACTTGTGTTGACCGCTGGTGATTGGCAAGTGGCTGCCGGAGCCACCTTTAATCCTTCGGCTGGGACGGCTAATGTGCTTGTTGCAGGCCTCAGCACGATCTCAGGGAGTGCGCCAGGCACACCAACGCTTGGCTTGCTCCAACTCAGTGGCGCTTCGCTTTCGCTGGGGTCGTCTACTGTGCTGGTCGGCCCGATCCGGTTCAATGTGACCAGTTCGACTACGATCTATCTTGTTGGACAGCTTAATTTTTCCACCGGGACAGGTAGTGCTCACGGCACCATTACTGCACGACGGATGCGTTAGCGAGGGTCGCCGGAAATGCCCGCAGTGCCGTGGCCGGAATGGTTGCCGGATCAGCCTGATTTTGCCAATGCCGGTAGCCCATTGATGCGCAACTGTGTGCCGTTGACCGGCAAGTCATACGGCCCGATGCCGACGTTCACACCGTACTCGGACAACACACTGACCGAGAGGTGCCAGGGCAGCTACAGCGTCAAGGATCAGGTCGACATCGTCCATCATTATGCTGGCGATCGGCAGAAACTCTACCAGATGCCGCTCGGCACCAGGACACTGACCGACAGCAGCCGCACGACCGGCGGGGTCTATGCGACGCCCTCCAAGGGTTTCTGGTCGATGACCAGTTTCGGCAACCGGGTTATTGCGACCAATGGCATCGACCCGATGCAGAGCCTCTTGGTCGGCGATCCGCATTTCACTCTGCTCGCCGCGACCGCGCCGCTCGCGAAATATGTCGCGACCGTCCGAGACTTTGTGATGGTCGGGAATACCAACGACTCCACTTTCGGGCCGGTCCCTTACCGGGTGTGGTGGTCGGCCTTGGGCGATCCTACGACGTGGCCTGTCCCGGGCTCTATAACGGCACTGCAGCTTCAGTCAGATTACAATGATCTCCAGCAGACCGATCTCGGCATCGTCACCGGGATAGTGTCCGGTCTCGGGCCTGCCAGTGATGTTGCGATCTTCTGTGAGCGGGGTATCTGGATTGGTGCTTACCAAGGCCCGCCGGTCATGTTCCAATTCCAAGTGGCGCAGGGCGCCAGCGGCACGATCTCGCCGCTATCGATCGTTCAGGGTCACGCTCGCGACCAGGGCGGTGCGATCCGCCCGGTTGCTTATTACCTCTCCGAAAACGGCTTTGCTGCGTTCGACGGTTCGGCCTCGATCCCGATCGGCGCACAAAAGTTCGATCGCGAGTTTTTCCGTGAACTCGACGCCACCTATGTCGCCAATGTCCAAGGTGTCGCCGATCCGAGAACCAGAACGATCGTCTGGGCCTTCTCCGGTGGTATTGGCACGGGCGGCCTGTTCAATCGGCTTCTGATCTACAATTGGGAATTGGGGCGCGCCACGATTGTCGAACTCGAGCCGGCGACGGCGCGTCTCGAGTGGCTGACGACCGGGATGTATGCGACCAGCTACAACCTCGATCAGCTCGATCCGTTTGGCAATCTTGACGTTATCCAGCCGCCACTCGACGATCCGTTCTGGGTCGGCAACAGCTCGCAATTCGTGACCGCTTTCGATCCGAACCATCGCCTCGGTGTCGGCCGCGGCCCGGCGATGGCGCCGACCCTGCAGACCGCCGAGACGCAGCCCAATGACCGGCAGCGCGCCTGGGTTTCATCGGTGCGCCCCTTGATCCAAGGCGCGCCAGGCTGCAAGGACAACGTCACTGTCGCGGTGGGGCACCGTGAGCACCTGACCGATCCAGTGGTTTGGGAGCCGGGAGTTCATTGCAATGTGATTGGTGAGTGCCCGCAGCGTGTCACCGGGCGTTATCTGCGGTTCCAGATGGACATGCCGGCGGCGCAGGAATTCCGCCACCTACAGGGGCTCGATGTCGAATTGCGGCCGGAGGCTAAATTGCGATGAGCGCGCATAGCCCACCGGCCATGACACGGGTCGCACCGGAGCAGCCGCCCGGCAACTGGGCGGCTTGGCTGCGCGACATCGCGCGATCGGTTAATCAATTGATCGGCCTGACCGACCGGCCGCCCTATACATTCGCGACCCTGCCGACCAACGTCACGCCGGGCACGATGGCGTACATCACGGATGGCAGTGTCGCCGGCTGGGGCGGTAATGCTGCCGGCGGCGGCACGACAAAACAGTTGCTCTGGTTCAACGGCCTGACCTGGCGGGTGCTTGGTACATGACATTGTGCGAGCCTGATTTTGTAGCGGTGTCGGATGTCTGCCCGGTGCCGCAGCCGACCATCGCCGTGCGCCTGCCACAGCTCGATGAGCTGTGCCGTCGCTGGAACGAGATCGAGCCGCTCCTCTACAAAGCCACGCACATCACCGATTGTTATCTGCCGGTTGATGTCTTGCGGCTGTCGATGTTGGGACGCTGCGGCATCTGGCTGATCGAGCGTAACGGTAAATTGCTCGCCGTCATTGCCACCGAGATCCGCGAGTACCCGCGACGCCGCGTCCTCGAGATGATGTTCTGCGGCGGGCGCGAAATGCGGGTGTGGATCGACATCGCGATCAAGACTTTTGATGAGCACGCCCGCCAGATGCAGTGCTCGCACATTCTCTGTGCTGGGCGCCCAGGCTGGGCGCGTGCCTGGCGGGGGCGGCTGACCGGCGACGTTGTAGTCGTGCGGGATATTCTAGCCATTCGGGAGACTGGTCATGCCGTCTAAAGGACCGACCAGCACGACGGTCAATCAGCACAACGCGGTGTCCGATGCGCAACTACCGTTCCTGACGCAGGGTTGGAACCAGGCCAAGAACCTCTACGAGACGATCGGAGGGCCGCGCTATTTCCCCGGCGAGACGATGGCGCCCTACACGGCGCCGTCGAATTATCTTTCGCAAGGTTATCAGGGTCTGGTCGATACCGCCCGCGCCAACGACACCGGCCTGCGTCCGCAGGCGAACAACGCCTGGTTCAATTCTTTGAACAACAGTGGTGTCGAGAATTCACCGGCTTACGCCCGGATGAAGACACTCGCCGAGGGGCAAGACCCCGATCAGGCGGCATTGCGAGATCAAGCCGGCCAGGCGCTCGCCTCTGGCAATCAGTATGCCCAGCAGCTCGGCTCGGTTGCACAGGGCGGCGGTGCCGGGATGGAGGAACTCGCCAAGGCGGCGAGCGGCTATTATCTGAATTCCAATCCGTATCTGGACAAGATGGCCCAGGCGGCGATGGATCCGGTGACCCGGAATTACCAGACGTCGACCGCGCCGACGCTCGCCTCTCAGATGGCAAGGGCGGGTCGGTACGGCAGTGGTGCATTCACGGGAGCGCAAGGTCAGAACGAGCAGAACCTCGGCAAGACGCTCGCCGATATGTCGGCCAATCTCTATGGCACGAACTACAGTAACGAGCGGGCCAGACAAGACGCGGCAGCGCAGCAATACGCCGGATTGCAGACGTCAGCCGGCTCTGCTGCCGCCAATGCCGCACAGGCAGGGTATGGCCGCAGCGCCGCTAATATCGGGGCCGACCTGACGACACAAGGCGCCGGCATCAGCGGATTGCAGAGCGGCTATCAAGCCGGCAACGCGAACCGGCTTTCGGCATTGCAGCAATACCCGGGCATGCTTGCCAGCCAATACGGCACTGCCGACGCGCTGGTCAAGGCGGGGCAGGGGTTCACCGGCATCGACGATCAGTTGCGGCAACAAGCGCAGGCCGGCATCAACGACCAGATGAACCGCTACAACGCGACCCAGAGAGAGCCGTTTCAAGACCTCGACAGTTACATGAAGCTGATCGGGCAGCCGACGCCTAGCAGTACCGCCACCACGACACCGCTATACCAGAATAGTTTCGCCAGCACGCTGTCGGGTCTGGCGGGAATAAAGTCCCTGCTTGGTGGCAGTGGCGGGCTTGGCGGATTGGGCGGAGGGCTGGGAGCCGGCGGCGTGCTATCGAATGCCCTTGCTGGGGATGCGGCACTGACCGCCGCGGGGGTGCCAACGCTTACGGCTGGCCTTGCCGGCCCGGTCATTGGAGCGTCGGAGGCGGCTGCTGGAGCCGGAGCCGGCGCCGGCGGCCTCGGCGCGTTGCTGGCGAAGCTATGACGCTCCTGATCCCCGAGCCGCCGCGCGATATCGAGGCGCAATTGCTGGCGACGATCGATGTCGACCATCCGAAGCGCGCCTGCTTCTGTGTGCCGGCCGACCAGTACCTGATCCCGCCGAGCATCGACGCCTATGTCGTGCGCCGGCCGGAAGGCAGCCTGGTGACCCTGCACAAGCGGCTTGCCGAGGCGTTTGAGCGCAGCGCGGACGACACGACAATGGCGTGGATCTTGGGCTACCCGGAACCCAAGCCGGTGATTGCGGAACGGTGCCAGGGCATGGACGCCAGCCGGGCGCGGGTCGTGCAGGCGCGCGATGCCGAGGGTAACGTGATCACCGAGGCGACCGCGTCGCCGTGGGGATTTCTCGAAACCTGTGACGCACTCGAGACCCATGTCCCGGAGGACGGGCGTCTCGCGATCTTACTGCCGATGACGGCAATCTCGCGGCGCGTCGCGATGAGGTGGGTGCAGCGATGAGTGAGGTCAGCAGTTGGTCGAACACCGACGCCGGCAACAATTTGACGCCGCCCGATGGCTGGCCCGAGGGCATGCAGCCGAGCGGTGTCAACGATTGCGGGCGCATGATGATGGGCGCCATCAAGCGGTGGTACGACACGGTCACCACCGGGATTGCCAACTGTCTGCCGCTGACCGGCGGGTCGCTGAGTGGACCGCTGACCGTGCCGGGGCTGACATCAAGCGGCAACATCAACGCGTCGGGCGATATCTACGGGCGTTATTTCTATGCGCAGACCGTTACCGCCAATCTTGACGTTCAGGTTGGCCGAAACCTCGGCGTGACCAGCGGCAACATTCTGACCGCTTATCTCAACAGCAGCGGCGACATCGATGCTAACGGTGCGATCGGCGCGTCCACCCTAAACTCGAGCGGCGACCTGAATGTCGCCGACACGGCGACCATCGCGGATGCCAACATTAGCGGCACGGCGAACATTGGCACCGCCAATGTCACAAACGCGCTGACCGCCGGCAGCCTATCCACCACGGGTTCGATTTCGGCGGCAAGCGCGAGCATCACCAACAGCGCGACTATCGGCAACTCCCTGACGGTAAACGCGGTGGTCGATACAACCCATTACAATATCAATGGCCAGTTGTTCGCCTCCCGTGTCGTGGATGGGGTTGGTACAGGACATGCCATCTGCAATGCCGCCTCAACTTCCTCCATTATTCTGTATGGTTCCAACGGCTCGTACTACCGCTGCGATAACGCGCACTGGTTCACCAATCAGGCGGCAACGCTCAATGTCGCGGCGTTCGTAACGACCACGGGCGGTGCCGCGGCCGGCACTTGTTTTAATGGCTCCGGTACGTGGAGCACGTTTAGTGATGGCTCGATCAAGGAGGGTGTTGAACCGTATCGCGCGGGGTTGGCCGCGGCGCTCAGGCTCAATCCCTGCTCGTTTCGGTATATCCCCGGCAAGTCGCCGTTCGCCGTTGAGGGACAGACCTATTACGGCCTAGTGGCGCAGGAGGTCGAGCCGGTGTTGCCGGAAATGGTCGGGCACACCGATGACGGGCTCGCCACCCTAGCGCCGGGACATCTCGTGTTCGTCTTGCTGAACTCCGTAAAAGAACTCGAAGCACGTTTAGCTTTGCTCGAAAACCGAGGAGGATGACATGTCGGATTTTGCTCAACTCCAAGAGGAACTCGATGCCGCCTACGCCATGATCGAGGATCTCGAATCGCAGCTCCCATTGGCGACCCGGACGCCGCACCAGCAGGCGGCGATCAATCGCATCAAGGGCAAGCGCGAGATGGAAAAGCAGAGTGAGCAGGCGCGTCATCATCGGCGCGACGAGCACGAACATCACGAGCGTGCCCGGCGATAATTGAGCCTTTGAGAGGGTCCGGCGATGGGCTGGTTTGATGGATTGCTCGGTGGCGGCGGCGGCGGTGATACTGCCGCCGATGACCCTTATGGCGGTTTGCTGACCAAGGCACAGCTTAGTGCCTTGCAGGACCGCAAGTGGGCGGCTTTGGCCGGCGCTCTCGCCGAGGCGGGGATGCCGTCGCGCATGCCCGTGCCCATTGGTTCGGCAATCGGCAAAGCCGCCGCAGCCTTTGGCGGCTCCGGCCCCGAAAAGGACGCGCTCGAGCAGATCGCGATAGCGCAAAAGGTAAAGCAGGCGCAGTACGAACTTGGACTCAAGCGGAAATACGCGCCGATCCTCGAGAGGATATTGGCGGATCAGTTGGGTGGTGGTGCGAAGCCGCTGCCGGTCGCAGCCCCGGCGTCGCCGGCCGTCGCTACGCCAGTCATCCCGGCGCCGGTTACCCCGACGCCGGTTACCCCGTCAGTCGCTCCAGGCGGCGCGATGAGTGAGGCGGATTTGCGCCGGCAATTCGACGCGCAGCCTCCTACCAAAGGTACCGTGCCTGAGAGTTTCGAGTCCTATAAGCGGCGCTGGAGCGACGGCCAGGGAATGCAACCGCTGGATTCCGGTCCTGGCGGCGGCGATGAGGGCGGACTGCTCGCCGACCCGAACGATCCCCTAAGCTCGCTGCCTCCCGAAATCAGGCAGATTCTCGCGGCTCGTATGCAGGGAGGGCCGGCGGCGGGTGGTACGCCGGCCCCCTTTCCCGACGACAGTCGGTACACCCGCATGGTGGCCCCAGCGCCCGCTCGGGCTGAGGATGGGGTAGCCGGCA